ATTCCTGCTTGCTTGCTAATAGACACATATTGATTATTGAGTATATTTATTTCAGACTGTACTTGCCGCCTAAAAATATCATCACCGCTTGCTTTAGCAATTACTGCCAAATCTTTACGCTTTCGTATTTCTGTTTCAAGTCTTCGCTGAACCTGTGTTGCGTCGTATCGGGTCATTTCTTTACCGTCAACACGCACTTTCTTTATATCATTTTCTTTGAGTTTATTCAACTCTTCTTTTGTGTGTGTAGGCTCACCCACACCAATTATAACAGGAAATTTGTAATGCAGGCAATTATAGTCATTCAGCTTGCTTTGTATGCCTAAGTCGGCAAATTCTTTTTGCGTATACCTCACACCGCCCATACCCGCATGGCTAGGACGTGGTGAAGAGTGATAACTTATTTCCCACCCGTCATTATCAAATTGCTTGCCCGTCAACTCTGAAGCTTTTAAATTCGTTTGCTTCATGGAATATAATATATTTTGCCTAACAGACGTATCGGCACGCCTCTTGTATCCGCTCGCATGATCCACATAAAAAATGCCCTTTGCTGCAAGCTCTCTCATGGCTTGTCTACTAGCCGAGGTATAACTCTCAAAACCTAAATTAGCCTTAAGTGCCACATCGTCAATAATCTTTCTATACGTTCCGCTTATGGCAGAGGTCTTTGCGATATTCTCAAAAACACCTTTCGTTTCTGCCGACATCGCACTCACAAGGCTTGTTATTTCGTTATTAGCACTATACGGCACAAAAGGCACGCCCTGTGCTTCATAATAGGGCTTTGCAAACTCGTAATTGTCTTTAGCCACTATGGCAAGAGCTTCTTGCACTTCTGCGACATTCTTTTGCATCGCTTTTGCAAGTTCTGCCTCAATCTTCCTTATGTCCATGGCTTGCCATTCTGCCATTCGGGTAAGGCGTGTAATGTCCGTAGCGGTGAATTTACCAAGCTCTTTGAATCGCATGCCCATAGTCTCAAGATAGCTTGTGTTCACTTCATTGATACGCTGATAGAAACGTTCAGACATAAGAGTAAGTTGATTTTCGTTGAGCATTGCCTTACCTTACAATTGAGACTCTAGCCCTATTGTTTGCGACAAATTCGGCTCACTTGCCTTTATTTCATCAATAATATCTTGAGCATCTTCTATGCTTTCTTTAGGTCTAATAAATTGGCGAACCTCTGAAAGCTTTATTGCTCCCACCGCTTGCGCTTGTAACAACTGTGCAAAGCTTTCTTGACTACTTTCAATCATGGCGTATGACCAATCAAAATTTAGTTCATAATCGCCCATACGTGACAAATTATAATAGTCCGCAAGCATATCACACGCTTGAGTATAGTCGTTTATACCGCTTTCAAGCTCTGTGCGTATTTCTGATATGATAGAAAAGGTATCTTGTAAACTTGCCTTTATCTCTGTGGCTGTCGCCCCTCGTGTTTGCACAGGCGTTAGAATGCCCGAAGATGTACCAACGCTCTTTTCTAAAAGTGTGAAAAGCTGTGTTATACGATTATAATAAGAGCTGTCCCTAAATTCGGGGCTAAATATTTCAAACATGCCACCAGCTGAGGATTGAACCAATTTATATTCTTTTGAAATTTTCCCGTTTTTATCAATCAGATTCTCATCTATGAAGATTCGTGCTTCTTTGTACTTAAATTCGTCTTCCGCTTGCTTCAAGCATGCTTTTATTTCTTCTATTATGATTTCGCTGCCATAGGTTATGGGCACGCCTTTTAACGCCACATCAAGGCGATTATCTTTAGGATTTTTGAAATAAGCAAAGGGCATTTTTTTAACGCCATGAATAACGATGATCTCTTGCATGTTGGCCCATTCTTTCACGGTATCTAAAGGCACGGTTTGCGTATCTTTTTTAACAATCTGTTGAATAGTAAGAGTATTATTTTCAAGCAAATAGCGTACAAACCTATAATAAACCGTGTTTGTGGTGTCCTCAACTATCCTATCAGCCAAAATGGCGCAATCTGTTATTTTATCGCCTTGCATGCGTTCAATAATCAAATTGTCTTGATTAGCAATATTAAAATAAATTTCGTTTTCAGAAACATAAGGCACAACCACCACGCCGCCAAAACCAAGCATAAAAGAACTTATCTTGCCAAGCTGACGGTTTAGTCGCCCTAAAGCTTTGTTCAGAAGTAAGGCCCTATCTGATACGCCTTTAACTTCTATGGTGCTGTCCGTTATAGCTAAGTTTTTGAGCGAATTAGCAAAGATAGCAGCAAAGTTCACCGTATCAATCACGCTATATTCTTTAGTCGTTATAGTCTCATTCCGCTTAAACCCAAATAGCTTGCGTATGCTGTCCCAAATATATTCTAAAGTAAATCTACTCATTTATAACCTCACTAATTACAACCTAACCAACCTATGCATATAATATTCCCATGAATATTCAAAAGCATCTAAAATATCTATATTGCTTGTGCCGTCGTCAAGACGCACATCATCGGGCTTTTTTTCGTCCCATACAGCCTCACATAAGCCATCAATAAGCACGTCACATAAGCCATTAACAAAAAATATTCTTCCTGTACTTGATAGAATATTAGTTGCTCTAATGCGCTGTATGATTTCATTTTTTACTGAACCTCGTATATTTAAATCTCTGTATTTGCTTCTAAAAGAATTGATATACGTCGGCTCTGCACTATCGCAATATATTTGATTTATGGGGTATAAATCCGCTTGCGTCATTGGGTCGGAATAATGATTTTTATATTCAAGCAAAAAGGTTTCAAAGTCCTTTTCAAGCTGTTCAAAAGTCTTTCCTGCCATTTTCACGCTTTTTGTGTGCAAGACATAAAGCTTATTATCCGCACTCATTCCAGTTGCTACAAAAGCGGTATCAGACTTATTTTTCCCAAAATCCACGCCAATATTTACTTGTAAATTGCTTGGCAAATCTTTTTTATCTATCATGAAACTTTGCGTATTTTCTGAAATATCTTGATAAACAAGCCCCTCAGCCAAAGCCCATAAGCCCAATATGTAACGCTTATAAAAAACCGTGCCAGCGTATTCTTTTTTGAGATTTTCAACAAATTTCATGGAAAGAAAGGGATTGTCGTCAATGATGTAACGCTGGTGATAAAGATCCGCACCACTATCAAGAAACTTTTTAAGCCAATGCTTAGGGTATGCAGGGTTACATGTGCCGTCAAAGGTGGAATAATCCTTGTCTAAGCGTGATTGCAGCATATAAAAAACTTCCTCATTCCATGTGGCAACCTCATCACCATAGCAGTATTTTATGCTTGAACCTTGAATTTTTGAAACTTGGTTGACTTTTTCAGCCCCCAAACAATAAACCTTTTCGCCAAAGATAGTGGCTTTATTGTTTGAAATATTGCTCACAAATTGCGTGCCATAAATCGCTTGTAAAGGCTCAATAATATTTCTTGTAAGCGTCATCTCTGTTGCCCCAAGAAAGAGATTAAGCCCGCTCTTACCAGCCCTTGAGCGTAAACGTTTAGGAATAACCGCCAAGGTGTCAATGTACGTCTTACCCGACCTTGTAGCTCCTGTCTTGAAATTCCACCTTGCATTAGCGCTTACTAAATATTCTTGCTGTTTAGGGCTAATAATCATAGGCTACCGTCAAAGCGGTTAAGAATATCGTCAAGCTTTTTCAGTGCTTCTGAGCTGTCGACCTCTGTTTTATCCTTTTGGTCAAGGTGTTGTTTGCCAAGCCAAATAAGCATAGTTACATTGCCACCTAGGGCTTTTTTGAACTGCTCACGCCTAAGACTACTTTTCCCCCCTGCTGAAAGTCTTTTATTGATATCCGTAAAAGTTGTTTTATACGTTCGCTTACACCACTTTTCAATAGTGTCATCGGAACACTTGAACCACCCTGCAATCTCAAGTAGCGTACTTTGAAAGCCACAAAGCTTTTCAAAGTCTTCTTTGTCTATCTCGATTCGTGGTCTGCCTGTTCTTGCCATATACAAAACCTCTATAATTTTGGATTAAAGTAACACGTCTATTCTTTTATGCAAGAGCTGTGTTTTTATGTGTTTCTATGTGTAAAATGTTTATTTTTTACTACTTACGTTGCCATGCTTTCGCCTCTAAATCGCTATCGTCGTTTTTCTCTAAAAATTTTCCAAGCTTTTTTAGTTTTTCATTTCTTATTTGCTCTACCGTTTCATCAAAGTTAGGAATTTGCTTACTTAAAATAATTTCCATTTGATTCATCATGATTTCAACATCGGCAAATTCTTCAGCTATAGCGTAGCTATCCCCTTGATTGTTCAAATCTTTGCAAATTTCTTTTTGAAATTCAGATAACTCTTCGATAGCCTTTATTTTTTGAGAGTTATCACCAAAAAAATCAACAGCTTTTTCGTATATTTCGTCATGGTTCATCATGCCACCTCGTGAAAACTTGTTGGATTTTCAGCTCTAAAAGTTTGCATGCTAAAATTATTTAGGATCAAAATATCCTCAAGATTTTTATTTCTAAACGGCTCACGTTTTTTAGCTAAGCCAACTTTTACAGCGTGCTGATGCGGATTCCTGTTTTTTGGAACAATAAACAGCTTTCCTGCCATTTGGTGCTGCAATAGTTCAGAAAGTAACCAATATTTACTTATTGCGTTCTTCTGCTTATCAAATTTTTTGCCTAGGCAATTTCCACATATAGCAAAATTATCAACATAGCCGCATGCTGTATTTGCTTTTCGCAAAATGTAATGCCCACCGTCACCAGTGCAGTAAGAGCATTTTAGCGTATTTCCGTTTTGCGAAAGAAACTCACTTGCAAACGCATTTATAACTTTTCCAAGATTAGAATTTGTTCTAAATTCGTCCATACTTTTAAACTTTTGTCGAATGAAATCAAAAGCGTTGTCAGGAACACTATTTATTTCCTCGATGATTACTTCACGAATTTTAGAACTCGGTTCATTTTTTCCAAAAGTGGCGTAAATATCTCGAATAAGA